GAGTTTATAAGGCTTTACGATCAAATAGACGAACAGAAAAAAATTGATGCAGAAATTATTGAAAAATCCAATGCAGAAGTTGAATTGCCAAAAATGAAGCGTGGCCGTCCAGCAAAGGATAAATCATGCTAAAGCCATTGAAAGGAACAATTGTTGTAAAGCCTATTGAACGCATCAAGTCATCTATTATTGATGTGATTATGTCTGAAAAAGATAATATGGGTACGATTGTCGCAGTAGGGGCAGAAGCAGCAAAGCATCTTCATGTGGGCGAGTTTGTAAGATACGGGACAATGGGTAACGATGAGTATCTCAAGTATCAAGAATACTTTGAAGATGGAAAGCGATTGCTTATTATGAATTGGAAAGATGTGTGTTTTGTTTCAGAGGAAAATCATGCCGCTTAAGAAATCAACATCAGAAAAAGCCTTTAAGTCAAACATTAAGGCAGAAGTAAAAGCCGGTAAGCCAGTTAAGCAAGCCGTGGCCATTGCATATTCAGAAAAACGTGCAGCAGCAAAAGGAAAAAAGAAATGAAGTTTAATTTTGAATTTATGGAAGATGAACTAAAGGTAATCTTGGCTGGATTAAGCGAGTTGCCACACAAATTTAGCGCTGGTCTACATAGTAAGATCATTAGTGCAGCACAAGGCCAGGCTATGCAATCGCAAGTAGCTGAACCACTCGAAAACGTAATCGCACCGAAGCAAGATAATGGCTAAAAATGTAGGTAGACCATCAACTTATGACCCTGCTTTCTGTGAGCGGGTTATCGAGTTGGGCAAGCTAGGTAAAAGCATTGAACAAATAGCTTGCAACCTAGGGTTTTCCACTAGAGTTATGTATAACTGGAAAGAAGCGCATCCTGATTTTATGCACGCCTTGGAACAAGCTAAGGAATATGAGCAGGATTGGTGGGAAACAATTGCTCAAACGCACATGATTGAGGAAAAGGATTGCGCTAAGTTAAATGCGTCAATTTGGTCTAGATCAATGGCTGCTCGATTTCCTAAGAAGTACCGTGAAAGCGTCAAGCAAGAAATTACAGGACTGGATGGCGCTCCATTGGTGTCTAGCATCTCAGTCAACTTTGTAAAGCCTAATGAGTAATGTTTCCGCTGACTTCCCGTTAAAACTATCTGGTCTGTTTGAGAAAAGCAGATACAAAGTTTTATACGGTGGTCGTGGGGGCGCTAAATCATGGGGTATAGCCAGGGCTTTATTGATTAAAGCAGCTAAAGAACCGTTGCGTATACTGTGTGCTCGAGAATTTCAGACCAGTATTCAGCAGTCTGTGCATAAATTATTAAGCGATCAAATTATCGCTATGAATCTGCAAGGGTTCTACAAAGTTACTCAAACAGAGATACGAGGCACAAACGGGTCCGAGTTCTCATTTGCAGGATTAAGAAACAATGTTACAAACATTAAATCGTTTGAAGGCGTTGATATATGTTGGGTTGAAGAAGCTCAAAGTGTATCTAAACTGTCATGGAATGTACTAATCCCGACTATTCGTAAAGAAGGTAGCGAGATTTGGATTAGTTTTAACCCTGAACTTGAAACAGACGAAACATATCAACGGTTTGTATTAAATCCCCCCGAAGATTGCATCATTATCAAGATCAATTGGTCTGATAACCCTTGGTTTCCTGAAACGCTCAGGTTAGAGAAAGATGCTTTAAAGATGCGTGACATTAACGCATACAACATGGTATGGGAAGGTTTGTGCAAGCAATCTGTAGACGGTGCGGTATTTGCCCGTGAAATGCAGATGGCAGAATTGAATGGACGTATTACTAAGGTTAATTACGATCCAATGAAGCCAGTACACGTTGTATTCGACCTGGGATGGTCTGATGCGACTGCTATGTGGTTTATCCAATTTATAGGCATGGAAACAAGGATTATCCGGTATGTAGAGGATAGTCAACAAACCATGTCTTATTACTTAGCCAAACTTCAAACCTACGGATATATCTATGACACGCTGTGGCTGCCTCACGATGCCGAAAACAAAACTCTTGCAGCAGCAGGACGAACAATTGAAGAAATCGTCCGAAATGCGGGATTTAAAACTAGGATCATCGGCAAAGTGCCTATTGTTGACTCCATCAATGCGGCACGTTCAATCTTTGCAAACTGTTGGTTTGATAGAGAAAATTGCTCAGATGGGCTAAACTGTCTAAGACATTACAGATATGACGTTGATCCAGATACTAAGCAATTCAGCAAAACACCTGTACACGATATGTACTCGCATGGTGCTGATGCGTTTAGATATATTGGTTTAATGATTACCGAACCGAAAGAAACTAGGCCGAGAAAGCCTACTTATAACGCACCTTCTAGCTGGATGGGCTAAACATGGCCGAAGATAAAGATGATGGCGGTCGCATTGAAGCGGCTAAAGAGTTCTTACGATTAGTTGCTGATGCGGATTCTAACAACCGCTCAGAAGGTCTTGAGGATTTAAAGTTTGCCGCTGGCGATCAATGGCCTATTGAAGTCCAGAATAGCCGTGGATTGGAATCTCGCCCATGCCTGACGATCAATAAGGTCGATGCGTATGTAAGGCAGATTACTAATCAATTCAGACAGCAGCGTCCCCGTATGGTCGCACATGGCATGAATAGCCAGTCTGATGCAAAAGTAGCTGAAATCATTACTGGAATCTTTCGCCACATTGAGGTGAACTCAAATGCAGATATGGCATATGATAATGCAAATGATTTCCAAGTTCGCATGGGTTGGGGCTATTGGCGAGTTAATACGAAATATGTTTCGGAATCTTCCTTTGACCAAGACATTTACATCGAACCAATTCATAATCCATTTACTGTTTACTTTGACCCTAATAGCCTTCTTCCTGATGGCAGCGATGCAGAAAAGTGTCTAATTACTGAGATTATTAGTAAAGAAACATTTAGAAAGATGTATCCAGGTGCAGACGATGGCCAGGGATTCTCAAGTCGTGGCACTGGTGATGCAAATGCCGAATGGGTAATGAAGGAGGATATTCGTATTGCTGAATATTTCTATACGGATCGTGTCAAAGCTAAGTTATTGATGCTGTCCGATGGAACGAGCGGTTATTCGGACGAAATGCCATCAGAAGATGAATTGGCTAAGGCTGGCATCACTATTATTGACAAGCGTGATTCATACCGCAAGATTGTCAAATGGTGCAAGCTCACGGCAATGGAAATACTAGAGGAAGGCGTTTGGGCTGGAAAGTATATTCCAATCGTTCCTGTATATGGTCAGCAAGTCGTTGTCGAAGGTAAGCGCAAGAAACACGGCTTAGTGCGATTTGCTCAAGACCCCGCAAGAATGTACAACTATTGGGCTACTGCGCTTACAGAGAGCGTTGCATTAGCTCCAAAGGCAAAATGGCTGCTTGCTGAAGGTCAAGATGAAGGGCATGAGAACGAATGGGCGCAAGCTAACATCAAAGCCATGCCGGTCCTACGTTATAAGCAGACAGATATTGATGGCCGACCTGCTCCTGTTCCATCTAGGATTCAGCCTGAAGCACCGCCAGCCGGTGTAATGGCCGCAGCGCAGGGAATGAACGCAGATTTAATGGCAGTAGTGGGCATTTTTGATCCATCGCAACTTCCTCAAGGTAATCAGTCAGGCAAAGCCATCAACGGTCAACAGCAACAAGTTGACATGACTAATTACCATTATTATGACAATGCAACACGTTCAATTCGTCAAACTGGCCGCATTATTCTTGATTTAATCCCAAAGATTTATGACACGCAGCGAGTATTGCGAATCATTGGCGATGACGGAAAGCCTGATCTTGTTACGTTAAACCAGCCAACAGTGGACGATCAAGGCGTAGCTAAGATATTAAACGATGTAACTGTTGGCGAATACGATGTGGTTATGGAAACAGGCCCAGGATATAACTCCAAGCGTCAGGAAGCCGTAGCATCAATGATGGAATTGTTAGGCGCTGATCCTACGCTTATGCAAACTGCTGGCGATTTAATCTTTAGGAACATGGATTTCCCAGGTGCAGACGTTATTGCTGACCGTATGGCCGCAGCTAATCCATTGGCTCAGATTGACGATAAATCAGACATTCCTCCACAAGTTCAAATGCAGCTTGCACAGTCTAAGCAAACGATTGAGCAATTGCAGCAGCAGATTCAAGCTATGCAAATGGACATGAAATATGGCGCTTCTGTTGCACAACTTAAAGAAGAAGCAGCTACTAAACGTACTCTTATTACGGCAACAACTAAAGCGCACGATGTTGAAATGCGCAATAAGACTGCTGAAGATGATACCAAGATGCGTGTTCAGGTTGAGGCAAATAATGCTGTTATTAAGCACAACACTGCAATTCAAGTTGAGCAGATTAAGCGTGATTTAGCATTGTTGCTTGCAAAACTTGATGAATCGACAGAAAACGAGGCAAAAGCTGAAGCGGTAGAACGTGCCATTTGATTGACAATTAGTAATTTAGTATTAAACTATTAACTATGCTTATTAGTTAGCATTTAACTAAGACAATTCTTGAGGAAACTCATGTCCGATGTACGAGAAGCAGGATCAGTTGTAACCAGTGAAAATTTAGCCGAGTTCCATGCACAAAAACTAGGTTTGGCTGTAGATAATGCTCCTAATGAGGCTGAGGAATCAGAGCCATTAGTAGAGGTAGAATCACAGAGCGACACAGAAGCAGAGAATGAAGGCGAAGTAACAGAGAAGCCAAAAGCTAATCCTAAGTTAGAAAAACGATTTTCCGAGCTAACTAGACAGCGTGAACAAGCCAAACAGGAAGCTGCAACGGCTAAAGCTGAAAAAGAAGCGTTAGAGAATCGTATACGAGAGTTAGAGGGCAGAAGCAATCCCGTTAAAAAGGAAGTTTCTGTACTTGATGAGCCTCAGCCGAGCCAGTTTAATGATGCGTTTGAATACGCAAAAGCATTAGCTGAATACTCGACTGAGAAAGCATTGAGCGAGCGAGACAAGCAAGACGCTGAACGCATTGCGACAGCCGAACGGAACAAGGTGATTGACTCTTGGAC